TTCGTTTCCCGAACATGACGACAACTCAGAAGAACGCCGTATCGTCGCCAGCGGCGGGATTGGTTGTCTTCGACACAACGCTTGCCAAGCTGTGCGTGTACAGCGGGTCCGCGTGGCAGACCATAACTTCAGTTTAAGGGGAAAGTACCGTGAAGCTTGAGATTACCATCAACGATGTCAACGTCATCATGCAGGCACTTGGCAATGCGCCATATGTGCAAGTGGCTGAGTTGATCCAGAAGATCCGTGAACAGGTCCAGCCGCAGATCAATCAGCCTGCGCAAGAGGAGAACGTATAATGAGCATTACCACCACTTGGGTCATCGAGCAGATGACTTGCTACCCCACCTACGAAAGCCAGACCGACGTTGTGTTCAACGTCGCATGGCGGGCAAACGCCACTGACGGCACCTTCTACGCTACCTCTTACGGCACCGTCGGCATCACCTACGTTGCTGGATCACCGTACACGCCCTACGATCAGCTTACGCAGGCTCAGGTTGTTGGCTGGGTGCAGGACGCCCTTGGCGCTGAACAAGTTGCCACCATTGAAGCCGGGCTTGCCGCCAACATTGCTAATCAAGCCAATCCGCCCGTTGTCTCTCCTGCACTGCCTTGGAGCAATTAATTGGCAATCACGCTCTCCGGCACCACCGGCATCAACTCTCCCACCACTGCGTTGGCTGGCAGCGGCACCGACACTTTCGACGCTGGCTCCATCAACATTCTGTACGAATAAGAGCCGCTGATGACCTTCATGCTCTGGCGCGTCGGAGACTAAAACGTGGCAAACGCACAAATCTTCTACGTGTATGAGCATTGGCGGCTTGACCGCGATGAATGCTTCTACGTAGGCAAGGGGAAAAAGAACCGCGCTTATTCCAGAGGTGGGCGTAGCTCTCATTGGGGCAACATAGTCGCGAAGCTTGAGCGGATTGGTTCTGGCTATGAGATCAGGCTTGTTGCAACTGGGCTGACGGAGTCAGAAGCGTTCTCTTTGGAAAAAGAAAGAATTTTGTTCTGGAGAGACAAGGTTGATCTTTGCAATAAGACAGACGGTGGTGATGGCGTCTCTGGCTTGGTCATGAGCGAGGATTCTCGTCAAAAAATGTCTGCAAAAGCAAAAGGCAGACCGGGGAATCCCACAATGCTTGGCCGTAAGCACTCCCCCGAAACCAGAGCCAAGATGTCTGCGGCACACAAGGGGAAAAAGAAGTCTCCAGAACATGCTGAGAAAGTTGCCGCTACGCATAGGGGAAGAAAATATTCTGATGAACACAAAAAAAAATTGTCTATCGCCCACACTGGAAAAATTATAAGTTTAGAAACACGTGGAAAACTCTCGCGATTGGCAAAGTTGCAATGGCTTGATCCAGAGAAGCGCCCCAACAAGGCGGCTAAAGTTGGCGGGATGACATGAGCAACGCGCAGATCCCATCGCTACCCGCCGCCACTGCCCTCAACGGCACGGAGCAGCTTGAGATTGTGCAGGCCGGAACGTCACGCCGCACGACTACTGGAGCTATAGCTGGCATCGTTGGTGGCCCCACCGGCCCCACGGGTGTTGCAGGCCCGACCGGAGGCCAAGGCCCGACTGGACCAACCGGCAGCACAGGCCCGACCGGAGCCGCCTCCAATGTGACTGGCCCGACCGGAAATACCGGCCCGACCGGCCCGACCGGCGTAACCGGGCCTACGGGAGCCGCATCGACTGTTGTTGGCCCCACCGGCCCGCAGGGGACCATCGGCCCCACGGGGGTCACGGGAAGCACGGGGCCTACAGGCCCCAACGGCGATATTGGCCCCACGGGCAGCACAGGACCCACGGGGAGCGGCGCAACAGGCCCTACGGGGCCTGCGGGTGTGCAGGGAATTGACGGGCCAACGGGCCCCACTGGAGCCGCATCGACGGTTGCCGGGCCTACGGGGCCAACGGGAAGCACCGGCCCAACTGGAGCCACGGGAGCGGCCTCTACGGTCGCTGGCCCAACTGGTCCGACTGGCCCCACTGGCGCGGCTTCTACAGTTGCTGGCCCGACCGGCCCAACTGGTGCAAAGGGCAACTCATCGAGCTTATTCCTCTTCAAGGCCAATGCCGTATCGACCAGTGGCTATCCCGGCGACGGTTATTTGCTTTGGAACGCTGGGACGCAGACCAGCGCCACACAAATCAACATCAGCCATTTAACTGATGACGGGACCGACATTGACCTGTTTTTGGCACTTCTGACAAAGACGGAATCGTTCGTCATCCAGAGCCAGACGAACAGCGCCGACTACCAAACTTGGACCATTTCCAATACCCCCACGAACGTAAATCCCGGCGCTGCTAACTCATACTGGGCCTATCCAGTTACGTTGACCGCATCTGGAGGCGTTGGGACAACAGGATTCTCCAATAACGCTGCGCTGTTCGTTGCCCTTGTGAACGGCGTCACCGGGCCAACTGGCGCTACTGGACCCACCGGCCCAACTGGCGCAGCTTCAACCGTTGTTGGCCCCACAGGCCCGACCGGAAGCGCCGGAACTAATGGAGCCACTGGCCCAACGGGCGCAGCCTCGACTGTTGCCGGTCCTACAGGCCCCACGGGAAGTGCTGGAACGAACGGGCCAACAGGGCCGACAGGCGCAGCATCTACAGTCGCCGGGCCTACAGGCCCCACCGGAAGCGCGGGAACCAACGGAGCGACCGGCCCGACCGGAGCCAGCGGAAGCGCGGGAGCTACCGGCCCCACTGGCCCAACCGGAATCGGTTACGCCGGGCTTACCAGCAGCACCTCCAACGCTGTTGGCACGGGCTCTCTGACATTCACCACCAATTTGACAAGCGCCCAAACTGCTTTTGCGGTTGGTGAGCGCGTCCGTATCGCCTACACGGTGACGCCCGCGAACTACGTCGAGGGTATCATCACTTCGTTCAGCGGCACGACGCTGGTCATCACTTCTGATGCTTTCGGGGGTTCTGGCACCTACACTTCTTGGAACATCGTTGCCGCTGGCAATGTTGGCGCGACTGGCGCAACAGGCGCAACTGGCGCAACAGGCCCCACGGGGACCGCAGGGGCATCTGTCACTGGACCCACAGGGCCGACAGGGACAGCCGGGACAAATGGCCCTACAGGCCCCACAGGACCCGCTGGTGGCGGCGGTAGCAGCATTTCGGTGTCGGACGAGGGAACGCTTCTCACCTCTGGCGTCACCAGCTTCAATTTCACTGGCTCTGGCGTCACAGCGTCTGCCGTTGGCACGGCTGTCACGGTAAACATCCCCGGCGGTGGCGGTGGCGGCGGCCTAACTTGGCAATCCGTCCAGACGGCCAACTTTGCTGCTACCGCTGGCAACGCATATCCCGTCAACACCACATCCGCCGCGATCACCGTCACGCTCCCCGCCAGCCCGTCTGCGGGCAACATCGTACAGTTAACTGACTATGCGGGGACGTGGGCGACGAACTACGTCTCGGTTGCCCCTAACGGCGGCAAGATCAATGGCGTAACAAGTACATATTTTGCAATTGCGGGTCGCGAAAGTTTGGCACTTGTATATATTGACGCAACACAAGGTTGGCTTGTCTATTCCGGCGTAAATGTAACCAATCCATTTGTTTATAGCGCATCGTATCTTGTTGTGGCCGGTGGCGGTGGCGGCGGCGCTGGTGGCGGCGGCGGCGGCGCTGGCGGGGTATTGTCTGGCACCAGCACATTAACGTCTGGTACAAGCTACACAGTTACTGTAGGCGCTGGTGGTTCCGCAGCGCCAACTGCTGCAAATACAAGTACCGTTCAAGGAACAGATGGAAATAGTTCTGTTTTTTCAGCCGTAAATACGGTTGGCGGCGGAGGTGGTGGGTCTGTCCAAACTGTTACAGCAAGTTATAATAGTGGCAGGCCCGGTGGTTCTGGCGGTGGCGGGGGTGTTTCTGGGACTGCCGGAACAGGCGGCTCGGGAACGTCTGGGCAAGGATTTGCAGGGGGTGCCAATGCTGCGGCTTCCCCCGCCTATGGCGGTGGCGGCGGTGGCGGGGCAAGTGCTGTTGGCGTTGCAGGTTCTAGCAGCGCTGGCGGCGGCGCTGGAGGCGCTGGGGCTTCTAATTCGATTACAGGTTCGTCTGTAACTTACGCTGGCGGCGGTGGTGGTGGCGGCTACACTGTTGGCGTTGCGGGTTCTGGAGGAGCAGGTGGCGGCGGCGCGGGCGGAGCCAATACAACGAGCGGAACTGCCGCAACTGCGAATACTGGCGGTGGGGGTGGCGGCGGCGGGCAGTCACTCCCCGGAATTGCTTATAGCGGTGGTAATGGCGGATCAGGCGTAGTCATCTTGTCTGTCCCAACAGCTTTTTACTCGGGCACCACAACCGGCTCGCCGACCATCACCACATCGGGCAGCAACACCATCATCAAGTTCACTGCTTCAGGGAGTTACACAGCGTGAGCCACTTCGCCAAATGCCTTGACGGCAAAGTCATCCAAGTCATCGTTGCGGAGCCCGACTTCTTCGACACATTTGTGGACTCGTCGCCGGGTTCGTGGATACAGACCAGCTACAACACCCGTGGGAACATCCACTACGGCCCCAATGGCGAGCCTGACGGTGGCGAGGCCCTGCGCGGCAACTACGCTGGCGTGGGGTACATTTACGACCACCAGAGCGACGTGTTCTACGCGCCGCAACCCTACGGCTCGTGGACCCTGAACCAGACCTCGTGGCTGTGGGAGCCTCCGGTCGCCTATCCAACTGACGGGCAGCAGTACGCTTGGGACGAGGCTACGGTGAGCTGGAAGCCTTTGGCCTAACGAAAGACCCCAGCCTGACTGAACGGGCTGGGGCAAGTATTTCGAACAAATCACTGAGCGGGCTGGGCCTACAGGCGGCTGACGCATAACCATCGCTGCATATAAGCCAAGGACCATTCCTTGACCTGATTAGTCTCTCATGAGGTTTTGGAATCTGCAATGTGCGCTTGCTTCAATTTAGGCGGCAAATAACAGAGTTCCGCATGTGGTGTACAGTAAGCGCCTCGCTTCCGTTCATGGCCGCAGTACCTCACAGAAACAGCGGTGTCCGTGCTGATGATGTAGCGGCAGGAATCGTACCGCAGTTCATCCATACGGACTCCGCTTGATCTGATCCGCATTGGTGCATCCCAAGCGAATGAAGCCCCATCGGCCATTGCCGTTCCTTAGCTTTCGTGAGGCGTTGCGGTTGGATTAGAAGCAGCGAACTGTTCAGCCATCTTCGCGAACTCGCTGTCTATTCCATGGAGAACCGCATCAATGTCATTGGCTATGGCAGGCTGCTCAATGAGTTCCCCCGCAAAAGCTAAGTAATTGACGCCATCTATGTAATGGTCCGGGTTTCTGCGATCAGCGCCAAGCCGAGACAGCTTCACCGCATGTAGGACAAGCGCAACATCATGCGCTGTTAGTTGAATGCCCGTGATGAGAGTTGCTATTTGGGCCACACGTTCCATCCCAATCCTCATATCGCCATATTGCGGATTCCGTTCGTTAAAAACTCGGGCGGCTTGATGCATGATGTCACGATATTCCATGGTCTTTCTCCTCATTCAAAGAAGGGTTTGATTTTGCCAATCATCTGGCAGTTGATGATAACTTCGCCTCGATCCTCATAAAGGCGAGAGCCATCAAACTTCTTTTTTGCGTTGAACTCACGCGCTACTATGTAATCGTTTTCATGCAGCAGTTTCAGAAGATCGTTGAAGCTCTTGGCATCGACTGCTGCATAAATGTTTTGAAACGGGAGAAGGATGCTGTCTTCCTCTCCAATGTGTGGCTTGGGCCTTACCGCTTGGGGCAAGTTTATGGTGAAAACAACATTCACGGTTCTCTCCTTACTATGGTGCCGTCCATCTTACGTTTGAATTTAGAGCCTCGGCCAAGAGGCATGGGCGACCGAGATTTTTGAGCCCCAACATGCTTCTGATGGATTCGTTTCACCTTGGCGATCAAGGGAGCGTCAACAGTGCTAGTATGAACCCGGTGACACTTGCGATGAGCAACGAACCAGTTAGTTGCATCGTCCTTACCACCAGCCTCCAAAGGTATATCGTGGCTAACATCCCAATCCTCTCCGGGCACTACCTTCATGCTGCATAGGTGGCACATGCCACCGCGAGACAAGAAGATGTCGGCCCGCATTTTTGCTGTAATGCGGACGCGCTTCATTGCATGAGCCCAGCGTCTACCTTGGTTATATCAAAACCGAGGTCATATCGCTTCTCAAGAATGTTCCCAAGGAATGTCAGCATCAACGGAATCCCTTCGTGGGTCTCGAAAGGCTCCAGCATGTCTGCTACAATGCAAGCCAGCACCTCAATGATCATGTCGCTTTCAGCGCCTTCAATGATCTCAACGATTTTGTTAGCCATATCCTCGGCCTGCTTATCCCACTCTTCATCTGTTATGTCGTTCATAGTTTCATCTCCGCTCTACGGTTTGCTGCATGCGATTGCCATTCGTTAAAGCGCATTCGTATGTATTCCATCTGCACTTTTAACAGCGCCGCTTCTTCACGAGCTTTCACCATATTGGTGACAAACTCAAACCATTCTTCAGATGACTTTACGTTAAGCTCTGCACGGTTCACTGGCATGTCGCCTTGTGCAGCCATCATGCGAGCAAGCACAGCACTTTTCGTTTCTTCCCGCAGATTTGCGGCTGAATCCGCAGCTACCCACTTTTTAGCTACGATGCGAAACTGTTCGCTAAGGGGTTTGTCTTCATTCATTGATGTCTCCATAGAGTACAAGTGCGTCAGTCATGTCGATGTAAGCGTTGAGGCGCACTGCGCTGCCTCCGTTGATGGTTGCTTGTGTTCTGGTATGTTCTGTCCTTATGTCTGCCACCCACCCTTTGCCGGGGGCCATCAGCGTCTTTACCAACAGCACATCAGCTTCGGGGAAGTATAGGAACCCGACAAGTTTGGTTTGCAGGGCCTGCGCAATCTCTGAGGCGTCGTCCAGTTTCTTCTGAGTTACCAGCCAACGCTTCTCATAGGTCACGTTGAAATCGAGGACTGTCATTCCCGGCCTCGACTTCTGCTCTACAACGCCAATGATCTTGCCATTCTTGACGAGGACCGCATCGACAACGCATGGCGTGTCTTTGTCGGTAGAGGCGTAGATTATATCGGGGTAATGGGAGGACCAGATCTGTACGGCCCGGTCCTCCCACTTCCTCGACTCCTGCCCCCTAGGAGTGAGGATGTCCATCAGAACGGCAAGTCGTCGCTTATCTCTTCTGCGGTAGAACGA